GGGCTACTAGAGGGATGCTTACAGAAGCAGTGCGTGTGCGGTTGTAGCGGGCTGTGAGACCGCTTGTGGAGGCTGTTAGACCTGTAGCACCGAGATAGAGTTCGATGGATTGTGATGTTGAACCGGGAGCGATTGTGATGGTGCTAGCGTTGCGCTCCGTCGGATTGTATGAACCGACTGAAGACAAACTGCGGTATGTTGCGGACCCTGCGTCTGGCGTTGCACCTGTCCACGTCACCCCGTAAATGTCATTTGCTGGTGCGCCTGTAGATCTGCCAAATGCTGTATTTGGACTACCAAACAATGTGCTAAACATCTGAAGATTGGTAATACCGTTCAGTAATCCATATCCAATGTCTAATCCAGATATGCCGGTCGTTGCGGAGTTAGCACCAGACGGACTCACATTATTTCGAGCAGTACAAGAAATCATGCGGTTGTAGTTTTCGACTATTCCGGGACCTGTAAGGGCAGTACCACCGCCATAGAAAAGGCAATTATAGACACTATTACCTCCAGTCTGTGCGATTGCAGCATTTATACCAAAGCGAGACGCAAATACAAATGTGCAGTTATATACAGTTCTACCTAAGCCACTACCCTCCACATAAACGCCATAATCACAACCCATAAACAAAGAGCCAAGACAAGCGAGATTTTGCGTAGTGCCAGCAGATGCGGAGCTTGTAAAGTTTAGTCCAATGTATGCTCTTGCAAATATACATTTACTAATTGTAATTTGGTTGACGGTTGTGGAAGAAGAAATGCTTACTGCACCAGCCCGCAAAGTGCCGTTATCTTGACCTGAAAATACACATTTTTGTATCGTTATATAATCCGGATTTGATGCTCCGAGGATCATATAAAGGACTCCGGTAGTCGAATATTGTTCAAAAAATATGTTTTCAATCGTGATGTATGTCTTGCCACTGATTGTCAAAACGTTTGAAGACGTTGGGTCAGTTGTATCTGTTGTGAAGTTTGTAATCTTAACAGGACCGGATGTTATACCACTGAACTGTGAAGCTGTTGGGTCACCAGATATAACAAGTGTCTGTGTGATTGACGGAGTCACTGTTACAGTCGGAGTTTCTCGGTAGACACCGGGAGCGATGTAAATCGTATTGACTCCAGATGTCAGCGTAGCATTTGCAAGGGCATATGTTACGGTTTGCCACGCTTGATTACTTGCTGGACCCGTCCCTGCGTTGGCATTACTGCCGTCATTCCGAACGTAATAAGTCGCCATTATTCGGCATCTCCACTGACAATCTGTTGAGCCATAATCACTGCGAACTGTTGCACAATGCCATACTGAAATTGCTCATCTTGTGTGACCCACCAGACATTGACCGATGTGCCATCCTGACCAAACGTGCCTAAGACATTTCCGTTGTCATCTTCGATGTCACCAAAGACACGCCAGTCGGTAGACGGTGCTGGTTCCTTTTCGATCCTGAAGTTTTGTAGATTCATTTGCCTACCTTCAGGCTGTTCGCTTCAACACCCTTAAAAGGCATCGTCAAGAAAGCCAGCACACTAGAAACAGCAGCTGAGACACCAGCAGCTACAGCCTTCGAGCCGTACAGTGCCATCACTGCGCCGAGCTCGGCGACATCCTGCGCTTGTGCGGTACGGATGCCATCACCGAAAACACTGGTGAATGCAGCTATAAATGCCACGACAACAACGACCACGAGTCTCTTGATACTAATGCTGTTCATCTTTGTATGATTGCCTCCAAAGCCGAAACCTTGTTCTCAAGCTTGCCCAGCCTCTGTTCTATCCTACGGACTTCCTGCTGTTGCCCATCAAGGGTGTTGATGATGTGTGCCACCTGAGTCTCCAGTTTCGTCAACCTGACCTGTATGGCAACCCATGCAGTACCAATACTGGTAACTGTGACAAAGGCTTGTATGCCGATAGGAACCCACGTTTCAGCCGTCATGCTACTCTCTCCACTAATCCTACGTGCTGTACCAAAAGGTCAGTCTGTCCAAAGTCAGTCCCTATCACATCGTAATACTTGGCTTCGTCACCAACAACATAGACACGGTCATTAGGCATCACATCAGCCGATACCGGAAGCGTAACCGACCAAGATGCAGAAGGCTGGATGCCACCACCTACAATCGATTCTGTGTCGCTCTGGTTGCTTATCCTGCCCTTGTAATCGGCAACCTTGCGCCATGTCTCAGTAACGCCGCCTCTGCCATCTTCGGTCAGCGTAAAGCGGTGAACCTCAATAGGTGTCTGGCAGAGGTTACGAACCAAGCCAGCCTGAAGCGTTGCACGAAGAATGGGGCTCATGCGAACACCACCGGGCGATACTTCTCAGCCATCTCTAAGCAGTGTGCTTTGAGCTGGGAAAGTTTGACATCTGATGTGCCTTCTTTGGCATCGATGTCAGCTGCACAGCGGGATGCTTTGATGAACCATGCCTGCCTAGTTGCAGTCCGGACATCGTAGCGTTCAACGTTTGCAGGTCCCATATCAACCCACATTAGGACAGGATCGCTGGTGCCATCTAGGACACTCCAGCCCTTCCACTGCCCACCGGGATACTCTGCCCATTCCGGTTCTGTGGTTGATGTCGTACCGGCTACACGGCATTCGTATACTCGACCATTAGGAGTAGTGGGGACTACACGATCGCCAACAGCATAAGCCGTGCTGGCTGTCCATGTACTGAACCGTGAATAGGAATCAAGGATAGAGCCTATCTCGGTTGTGGACAGTTGCGGGTAGGACTGGGCATCGACAAATAAGGATACCTGTGCTATCGCTTCGGCTCGTGTCATCATGTCCTAAGTATCCCACACAAGCATCAGCGTAAGACTAACGCAATAGACAAAGAGAAAGCCCCCGGCAGTGATGCCGAGGGCTTGAGATAGAACCGGCTACGCTTAGGAAGCGGTTGTGGTTGCGAGGACGATGAGCGAACCTGGAACCTTCAAGGAAGCGTCCGAGTTTACGTTTCCAACGTCGTGTGCGTTGAATGCGAAACGCTCGGTTGCCTTGTAGGTCAAAGCATCCTCAACGAACTTAACTTGGTCGCTGACTTCGACAGTCATTGCACGGCGGTCACCAAATGCGACACCCTTGGTAAGGTCACCGAGGATAGCAACAGGAGTCGTTGCAGCTGGAGCCTTAGGCATATTCTGTACCCACTCGATTGGATAGCCAAAGAGTGTCGGTGCAGAAGTGTATGCATTCTGGATGTCAAGGATTGCGTTTCCACCAAGGGCGATGAGCTTATCAGCAACGCCATTGAAGAAGAGATCCTTATGCATATACCACTTGGCATTGTCTGCGTACGTTGGCAACTTTGCGACCATTGCTTGGAAGTTAGCAAGCGTAAAGTTTGAGAACGATGCACCAGACAAAGCAGCTCCAAGAACGACACCAGCGATGTTAGCCTTAGTTGCGTTCAAGCCGTAGACAGCACGGAGAATACCAGTGATGCTTCCATAGGTGCCGGAACCGTCACCGTTGAAACAAGCGTTGTCCTCTTCCTTAGCAATGGCATAAGCCATGTCACGAGCAAGAGCAGCACCGAGGTCAATGACCGTATCTTCGCCAAGTTCCTTGGATGCAATCGTGAGGACTGCGAGCTTCTTGGCTGCAAGGCTTACCTGACCAAAGGTGATGTCGGATGCCGTGATTGCTGTTGCTTCAGATGCATAGTAGACCGTGGTCGATGCAGTAGCGGAAGGAACAAGCAAGGTATCCGAGGACATCGGGTAGATGCGGGAGTTGCGACGAGCAACACCATACATTTCACGGAGCCAAATCAGATCCGATGAAACGATGTTTGGAACCGTGTAACCACCAGCACTGTCTGTGCCTTCAGTTTGTGACTTGAGGTGTCCATTGTCAGAAAGCCACTTTGTAGCGGACTTGACACCGGCGAGGTGACGAGCGAACTGACCAAAGGTGTAAGCCTTGAGGTTCTTCTCGTCTTGGCTACCGTGGAAAGGATTGCGCTGTACATTGATGGCGCTCTTCCATGGCTGTGCATCTGCTACAGGCTTTGCTGTTGGTGCAAACTCACCAAGGCTCTTGATGGCTTCTACACGCTCTTCGATACCCTTGGCTTCTGCCATGATGCTCTTGACTTGTGCGAGGTCACCATCACCGGAAGCAAGCTCACGGGCTGTAGCCAGAAGCGATTCACGCTTGGCGTTCA